ATATGAGAATAATATGAAAAAACTTTTAACGTTAATAATATTAACATTATCAACTATAACAACATTTGCATGGACACAACGTCAACCTTTTCCTGTACAACAATGTCAAGTACATGCTCCATATGGCTTTCCACAAACAACTAATGTACAACCATTATGTCAGCAGGCATATCTTGTTGGATATGATGCAAATGCAAAACTACCAAAGTTTGTTACATATGAATTATTGCCACAAAATGCATTAGGTTGTGTAGCACGTACAAATGCATTTGCTACTAATCAATTTATTCAAAATGGTCCTAGAGCAGATGATTATGCAGGTACAGGATATGATAAAGGTCACATGAGTCCAGATGGTGATTTAAGTTGGGATGTACAGGTAGAGTATGAAAGTTTCTTGATGACTAATATGAGTCCACAAGCAGGAAGTTTAAATCGTGGTATATGGAAATTATTAGAAACATCAGTTCGTGGATGGGCTGTTCAACATAATCAAAGTTACACTGTTTATGTAGGTGGCATATATGATAATAATGATAAAAAGATAGGACAAGGTGTAGTTGTCCCGCATGCCTTCTACAAGATAGTAATTAATAATCAAACAAAAGAAATTGCAGGATGGGTTTTTCCCCATGTTCCACCTTATCCTAATTTAGGAAATGATTTAACTAAATTCCGTATATCAGTTGCACAGATTATGCAACAAGCAGGTGTAACTTATGCATTCCCACCAGGAGCAGTTGAATTACAACCCGGCAAAGAATGGACAGTAGACTTTGGCGGATTGACTAATGCAAAACGTAAAAAATGTGGAACAAGCGCAAGCGCAGATTGATAAATACTAACTTATGCGACATTTTGAATTCATCACCGAAAATCCTGCAATAGAACTAGCGAAACGTCTGCCTTCGTTGGCAAAACACGATTACAATACCATTGATACATTAATGAGAGGTATCGCTAAAAAACATAAAATAGGTGGTAAAGCATTACATGATTTGTTTGTTAAAAAGTTTCATAGAACACCCGATAATTGGATTAAAGGCAAATTAGATGAGACTGATTCTGATAATTTAGATATTGCGGAAGAAGTCAAACAATTTGGAAATTGGGCTAAAAACTTATTAAACATTAAGGGAAATCCAAAAATTAATTTAAGTATGGATACCCAAGAAGCGCAAGACAATCACCATACTGGCAGACATGTTGACGGTGAAGATACTATTTGGGTATACATTAATAACAGAAACCTAGTTGATATTTTACGTACCGTATTCCATGAATTGGTTCACGTTCGTCAGGGTGAAATTGGTATGATTAAAGCAAACAGTAGTTATCCAGGCAGTCCTATTGAAGTTATGGCCGATGCATTAGCTGGAAAATATATAAAAATTTATGGTGAAAAGCACCATAAAATCTTTCAATAATTTAACACTTACGTTATAATACGTGAGTGCTTAAACTTCTCTACCCATTACCCAAAGAAATTACTATCGCATGTAGTGGTGGTGTGGATAGTATGGCTGTAGTTGATTTCCTTAAACGTAAACATGATATAACTATTGCATACTTTAATCATGGTACTGAACATAGTAAGAAGGCATTAGACTTTGTTACTAAATATTGCCAAACAAATTATTTTCCAATGATATATGGCCAATGTCGTTCAGAAAAAGATAAAAAAGAATCACACGAAGAATATTGGCGTAGAGAACGCTATAACTTTTTTAAGGATCTAGGACCAATGCTCACCTGTCATCATTTGGATGATTGTGTAGAAACATATATTTGGTCAGCATTACATGGCACACCCAAAGTTATTCCACTAACACGAAACAATGTTATTCGTCCTTTCCTAACTACACCAAAAAGTAAATTTATTAGTTGGTGTGAAAACTTTAATGTTGAATGGTGTGAGGATAAGAGTAATGACAATACAGATTTTACACGGAACTATGTTCGTAAATATCTACTCCCCCACGCATATCATGTTAACCCAGGATTAAGAACTGTGGTTAAAAAGATAGTTGAAAAAAAACTTTAATTCATGTATAATATATTTTTAAGGAGAACTTATGTCAGACTATAATCGCACATTTAACGGTGATGCAAAAATCAAACTAACACAAATAATTAATGAAGGCATGGCAACATTGCATGAAATTGATACATTGACTGGTGGGTTAAATGATACCATTAAAGCAGTTGCAGAAGAATTAGAAATTAAACCTTCTATTCTTAAAAAAGCAGTAAAGACTGCACACAAAGCAAGTCTTGGTCAAACAAATCGTGACCATGATGAACTCAATACTATTTTGGAGACTGTTGGTAAAACTCTATGAGTTATGTAGATGCAATTCATTCCCGTGATGAAGACCGTATCTATGTAGTAGAGCGTGATGCCAACGGCAAACGACAGTATAAAGAATATCCTGCAAACTATGTATTTTACCATCCTGATTCAAAGGGAAAACAACGTAGCATATATGGTGATCCAGTAACAAGATTCAGTTCACGCAAACGTAGTGAATTTGAAAAAGAAAAACGTATGCATAGTGGCAAAGATTTATTTGAAAGTGATATTAATGTCGTTTTTAGATGCCTAAGCGATAACTATCTAAAAGTAGAACCCCCCAAACTACATACTTGTTTCTTTGACATTGAAGTTGACTTTGACCCAGTAAAAGGTTTCAGTCCAACTAGTGATCCATTCAATCCAGTAACTGCTATCAGTTTATATTTAGATTGGCTTGATCAATTAGTTACTTTAGTAATTGCACCCAAGCACATGACTTCAGAAACTGCACAGGATATAGTTAAAGAATTTGATAACACTATGCTTTTCAATAATGAGAAAGAAATGTTTGATGCATTCTTTCAATTGATTGAAGATGCCGATGTATTGACTGGTTGGAACTCAGAAGGATATGATATACCTTACATGGTTAATCGTGTTACAAGAGTAATGAGCAAAGATGATACACGTAAGTTCTGTTTAATGGGTCAACTACCTAAACCAAGAACATATGAACGATTCGGTAAAGAAGAACAAACATATGATTTGATTGGTCGTATTCATTTAGACTATCTTCAACTCTATAAGAAGTACAACTACGAAAGTCGCCATAGTTATAAACTAGATGCTATCGGTGAGATGGAAGTTGGTGAAAACAAAACTCAATATGAAGGTACTCTTGACCAATTATATAATAAAGATTTTCCAACTTTTATCAAATATAACAGACAAGATACTATGTTGTTGGTTAAGATTCACAACAAAACAAAATTCTTAGAACTAGCAAATGCACTGGCACATGAGAATACAGTTTTAATTCCCACTGTAATGGGCTCTGTTGCAATGATTGAAATGGCAATCTACAATGAAGCACATGAAAGAGGTTTAGTTGTTCCAGATAAAAAACGAAAGGTTGAAAATGAAGAAGATATACAACAAGCGGCAGGTGCCTTCGTTGCTACTCCCAAAAAAGGAATGCACGAATATGTCGGAGCAGTTGACATTAACAGTCTCTACCCGTCAGTTATCAGGGCTCTCAATATGGCAGGCGAGACCATCGTTGCTCAGGTCAGACAAACACTCACAGACCAATACATGAAAGACAAAGGTCTTAGATTAGCACAGGAAAAGAAAAGATATAAAGCCGGTGATGATGACGTTGGTGGTGCTATTCTATGGGAAGGATTGTTCGGTGCATTAGAATATACAGCAATTATGAACCAAGAACGCGGTACTATTCTTACTGTAGATTTTGAAGATGGTAGTAGTGAAGAAATGTCTGCGGCAGAAATACGGAAGATGATATTTGATAGTCATAAGCCCTGGATGCTTAGTGCGAATGGCACAATCTTTACATATGAAAAAGAGGGTGTGATTCCTGGTTTATTAAGTCGCTGGTATAGTGATAGAAAAGAAATGCAAAAGAAATTGCGTGAATCAGTTACCGCAGAAGATAAAGAATATTGGGATAAACGTCAACTAGTTCGTAAGATTTTATTGAATAGTGCTTATGGTGCATTGTTGAATGAACATTGTCGTTTCTATGATAAGCGAATTGGTCAAAGTGTAACATTAAGTGGTCGTCAAATTGTTAAACA